ATGGGAAAGCCTCGTTTATTACCGTTAATTGAAGTTTATTTTAAGTGCCACTCTTGTGGGCATGATTTTAAGGCTGTGCCTGGTGAAACAGTTGAGGCCCCTGATTGCTGGTGGCACCCGTTTGAATATTTCTGTAAATGTGAAAAATGTGGTGATGATGCTATTCAGCATGGCCGTGAGGTTGGTTTATTAAAGGCTCATGCCATGGCCACAGGGCCGAGAACTGCTGAAGGTAAGGCAGCTTCTGCTAAGAATCTTGAAGGCCACCCTACACCTGAAGAAACAAACCAGACCCGCTTTAATGCTTTAAAGCATGGGCTTTATGCTCAAACTGCAACATATTTTCCCGCCCGTCCTGGTAAATACGCTATTTGTGAAGCTTGTAATTATCGTGGGCATGAATGCACTGAAGGTTCAGACGATAACCCACCTGCATGCTTAAGGCGTGTTGAACTGTTCATGAAACATCAGATGGCTTTTGATGCAAAAGACCCGGGCATGTTAATGAATTTGCGCTCTGGAACCCAGGCAGCTATTCAAGCCATGATTGATGAAATGATTATGACGATTGCCGCCGATGGTGGGCCGCGAATTAAATCTGTTGAGTGGTACCACGATAAAGATGGTGGTTTTCATTTGGCTAAATATAAAGATGACAAAGGTGAACATCATCAAATTCATAAGTTAGAAGAACACCCGCTTTTAAAGCGTCTAATTGATTATATAGCTAAAAATAACCTCACACTTTCTGATATGGGTATGACACCTAAAGTGCAAGAAGATCAGGATATTTTAAGAGGTAATTTAGATAATGACGAAAAGGAAAAAGAATCAGCTAATGAATATATGAAGAGTATAGAGCAGGGGCAAAGCAACTTACTCAAATTGATTAGCAATAGTTATGATGAAAAAGATGTTGAAAATGCGGTGATTGTCGATGGCTGAGCGCGTAACAGCGGCACGCCGTGTTCAACTGCAAAATGTTGCTGAGCGTGAGATAAATCGTTACCAGGGCAACCACGCAATGTGGCATAAGCATATACATAATATTGATTTAGATTCTGTGCAAATTCTAAAAATGAATGAAATGGATACGCACGCTAATACCATAGATTTCAGCTCACGGCGTACAGGTAAAACAGCTTGCAAAGAATTATATAACCTTGAATACAACACATGTAATGCAGATCAGGAACTAGGCATAGTTGCTCCCCGTGAAGCACAGTCTATTACTAACCTAAATTATCACATGGATGCCATAAGGCGATCAGAAATACTCAGCTCATTTTTGATGTTTAAAAATGGCCGTGCTCAAATCAGTGACACTAAATATGAATTTATGAACAGAAGCAAAGCGTCTGCTTTTGGCATAATGGCCCAGGTTGATGGTGGTGATTTAACGGTGGCTTCTTTAGAAGAAGTTGACGATATGCCAAAAGATCGTTTGTATTCTCGTTTTTTATTAATGCTAGCTTCAACCAGGCGATTAGGGGCCAGTAAAGAAAGTAAAAATGACCCTCAAATAAGAATAACAGGTGTATTTAAGGGTGCAGACACACTCACTGAATTAATAGAAACAGGCAGTTATCATTCACTTGCATCATATAAAGGCAAAGCCATTAGAAATGTTTTGCAGGAAATGATAGATAAAGGCTGGCTAAATGCCGATTGTGTTGACCTTGAAAATTATAGATTCCCTATACCCATACTGCACGCAATGAACGGCATTAACCTGGGCATTATTAATGAAAGTGCTATTAGTGATTTAAAAGCAGGTTTGTCTGATGATGAAGTTACCCGCCAGCTGCTTTGTGTAAACACATCATCACGAAACTTAATATGGGAAATTTATCTACGTAGAGCTCTGCAAGTTGGTTTGCAAGCCGGCCTTGAACTGGCCACACCTTTACCAGGTGAACATTATAAAAAACGTGGTTTAGTTTCATTTGGTTATGATCATTCTGGGCACGGTGAAAATTTAACATCATCAAAATATGCATTTGTCGTGCTTGAACAATTAGGCAATTTTAGCGTGCCTGTCTTTGCAAAAACATGGCCACCTGGTACAGATGAAACAATTGTTGAACGTGATCTAGTGGGTTTCTGGCGTTACTTTGACCCAGATATAGCTAATGGTGATGCGTTTGGCATTGGCATGATGACCACCTTGAATGATGATTTATATCGCTTAGGTTTAACCACTGTAAATCGTTTAACCATTGGTGATGGTGAGTCAACAGCATCTACCTGGGGTGAATGGCCATTTAGCCCAATGCGGTTTGAAGGCATGATAAAACATCAAATGGCAACCACTGTAAAAACAAGCTTTCACAATGCACAAGTAGCATTGCCTTACATTGATGATAATGATTTAGATAACCCAGAAACAGAAGACTATCGTCTTTTATTGCGCCAGTTGCTCAACATCGTGCCAGAAGAAACCAGCAAATCTTATTCAAGTTACAAGATGGCAAAAAAATCAGTAGGTGATGATTTGTTTGACTCATACATGGCAGCTCAATGGGGTTTAACAACCCGTGGCGTCAATATTATTCCTACCGCCATAGTTTTAGGCACAAGTACACGCGCCCAGCTTCTTGGGCAGCAGCAAGTTATAGGAGGTTAACCCCGTGGAACTTTACGACATTCAAAGTAAATATATAAAACTAGGCATAGGTGACTTAGGGCGCACTGGCAAACAGGCTATGTATGAAAGCCAGGGCTTTACACCAGGTGTAACAACAGAGCGTGGTAGCCGCGCAACACTAGAAAATAGTGTTAAATATTTATATCGAATGATGTGGACAGACCCCGAACTTCATCAATCTATTTTAGATTTGCGCTTAATGGATAAAGCAGACGGTCGGGTTAAAAAAATACATAACAAAATGTCACGCACAGCGGTTAAAGGTGGATTACGTTTAAAAGTTGAAGGTGATAACAAACGTATTATTAAAATATGGAAGCAGTTTGTTAAACGCCTTAATTTAAACAGACAAGAAAAACTTGAAAGTGATGCTAAGGGTTTAGTGATGGAAGGCAACCTACCACTGCAGTGGGTTGTTGGTGATAACAACACCATTGTTAATTGTGTGCGCATGCCCAGTGAAACCATCATGCCAAACGTTACAGAAAACGGTGTATTTAAAGACCCAAATCACGCATATACACAATTTGATTTAACAACCGGCAATGAATTAGCAAAGTTTTCACTCTGGCAATTAACGCTGGTTAGACTTAGCCCAGATAATTATGATGACATGGGTGCAATGGGCCGACCTTATTTAGATGCAACTCGCAGCGTCTGGAAAAAACTCTGCATGACTGAAGAAGATTTAGTTATTCGCAGACGTGAACGAGCACCATTAAGAACAGCCCATTCATTAGAAGGCGCAACAACAGAAGAACTCCAGCTTTATAAAGAGCAAATTGAAAACGATCAAAAAGAAATAACCACTAACTATTATATGAATAAAAAAGGTGCTGTTGATGCTGTGCAAGGTGATGCAAACCTTGACCAGATAGCAGACGTTAATTATTTATTAGATACATTCTTCGCAGGCTCACCCGCACCAAAAGGCTTATTTGGTTATGTTGGCGATTTAAGCAGAGACATATTAGAAGACTTAAAACGTGATTACTTTGAAGAGATAGATGCACTTCAAGACACGCATGCCTTTGCTTACCAGTTAGGGTTTCGCCTTGAACTTTTACTGCACGGCATTAACCCAGACGCCATTGAATATGAAGTTAAATTTGCAGAGCGCAGAACAGACACACCAAACCAACGTGCAGACCATGCACTAAAACTGCAGGCGTTAAATGTGGGCAATAGAATAGTGTGGGAGGCAGCCGGCTTAAATACTGATGATGTGCTGGCAGCCAAAAAAATAGAAGCTAACAGTAATGACCCTTACCCAAACGATGAAGAAAGTGACCATGGGCCAAACAGTAAGCCCACGGTAAAAGTAACACCAGGTAATGAGCGTAAAGGTGATAGCGGCACAACAATTAATAATAAAGGTTAGATATGCAAATAACGATAACAGCTGGTTACTGGTTAATCCCATTACTGTTAACAATAATTTCATTTTTTATAGCTAATGATTATAAAAAACATAATTGTGGTTATATTAATTGTGGTTATATTAATTGTGATTTTGAAGGGCTCATAAGATTTTTAATAGCCATTATTTTTTCGTTAATTGTTTGGCTTATATGGGCGTTGCTTAATTAATGAAAATAACACTAGCCAATAACCCAAGAACAACAACCAGCTCAGCCATAAGTCGTGCATCTAGCAGCGCACGTTCAAATATGAACCGGTTAGACAGATCTGCATTAAATGATCTTGAACAAATTTATAGAGCAGCAGCTGCAGATATACGAAACACTATAGAGTCTTTTGCCGGCATCGATGGCAACTTGCGGCTAAATAACTTACAAGACATTCAAAATCAGGTTAATAATATTCTAGGGCAAATAACTGACAACCGTGATGCTCTGCTTAATAATAATTTAGAGCAAGCCGCTGTGTTAGGTACCCAGCCATATACTGGCGCAGTAGATGGCAGCACCTTAGTGCGCGTGGCAGATGATGCCGTTAAGTTCACCCACTCCTTTATGGGTAAAGATGGATTGCAATTATCAGATAGATTATGGCGCATAGATAACCATGCTCGTGAAGTAGTTGGCGGAGCCATTCAAAGCTCAATTATTCAGGGGCATAGTGCTAGTCAGGCCACAAATAATCTTTTAAATAATGGAGCACCTGTGCCGGCTGCATTAAGAAATAAAATTGATAATGCAAATGCCGGCACGGTTGGCCGAATAGCATCAAGGTCATTATTAACGGGCACAGGCTCACCCAGACATAATGCAATGCGTGTGTTTCGCACTGAGTTAAACAGGGCCCATGGTGAGGCCTACATGATGTCAGGTGAAGGCACTGAAGATTTTGGCGGCTGGCGTTATTTGCTCAGCCCACGCCACCCGGAGCCAGATATTTGTAATATGCATGCCCGTGTAAACAAACACGGTTTAGGGGCCGGTGTTTACCCGAGCCGAAAACGCACACCGTGGCCAGCTCACCCCAACACATTAAGTTATGTTGAAATTGTTTTTAAAGATGAAATAACGGCAAATGATAAAGCAGAAAAAATTAATAGAATCGACTGGTTAAAACAACAGCCGTTAAATATTCAGCGCGGCGTGCTCGGTGCGCCTCAAAAAGTAGCTGCTTTAAATAGAGGCCTGTTAGTTGAAAATGAAATTAGCACGCCCTGGCGAATATTAAAAAAACGTTACGAGAAAAAAGGTATATTTGCAGCAGATTTAAAACTGGTTAACCCAGTAAGCACAACAGTAACCCATACAGATGAAGCTGTTAAATATGTAGTAGATAACGGCCTAAGCACAGGCAATGAACACCTGGTTGCATTTGACCAGGCAACCGGCAAAGAGTTAATTAAAAAAACCTCTCACTCAGTTAACCATGTAAGCTTTACCTTAGAAGAAGTATCACTTATTCGAAGAGGTGATAGAAGCATAGAGCTCATACACAACCACCCATCGAGCTCTTCACTTTCTTACCCTGATTTAAAAATGGCTAGTCACCCTGGTTCTGCAGTAATAACCGCCGCCGGGCATGATGGTTCTGTTTTTAGCGCCCGTGTAAGCAGTAATTTTCAAACCATGAGTAATATAGAGCCATATATAAATAAAGACGTAACAGACACGCTATGGTCAAGAATAAACACAGGTGCCATTACCCGTGAACAAGCAAACACGATACATTCACATGTTCAAAACGTAGTTGTAGAGCGTCTAGGTCATATGGATTATGAAGCCACTTTTAATAATGGAATAGTAGGCAGAACCCTAAATGATATAGGTGATGATATAATGCAAAGTATCTACACCGATGTTGAAACCTTATTTGTTGAGAAATTATAATGAATACTGATTTTTTAATGATAGACCCACCCGTTACCCCATATTCAAAACCTGAAGACATTGAAAAATGGCTTAAAGAGCTCAAAACACTTGATAAAACTGAAGAGGTCGAGATTCATATAACCCAGGCAAAAGAGTGGCTAGACAGATCAAAAAAAGAAGGTGACAAGTAATGCAGCCAGCAACTACACCTTATGCACAGGTTAAATGTGAATGCGGGCACGTGGTTTATGATGGTGAGGCCATTAAATCAAGGTGTGTTAAACCAGGCAAAGTCACTAGCGTAGCACTATGTAAATGTAAGCGCTGGGTAAGTGTGCCTATTTGTTTAAAACCACTTAGACAATAAAGCCCCTTATCATGTCTTAATTTTTTTATTAATTTAAACTTACCGAACAAGGTTAACAAGCCCGGTTGCTGAAAGCACCGGGCTTTTTAAATGGTGATTTATTATGGATTTTCCAATTTTCAACCCGACAAAATTAGTATCTGGATTATTTAAAGTTGGGGACAAAGAGTACGAACCAAGATGGTTTAAAGCTAATAATGATGGAACAGTGCATGTTGCTGAAAGGGTCAAAGGTACAGCATATGGTGGAAAAGATGTTTTTGGCACTACAGCACTGGCTGCTAATGCTATTCCATTTCAAGCTGATACAACCGGAGTTAGTGTTACAAATTTAGACGGAGTTAATCATCTGGATATTGCACAGGGCGTTGATGAAGATCAATGCGTAACAAATTTTCTTGCGGGAGTTGTCACAACAGTTCTACCAGGCAAAGCAGTAATAGATGGTAAGGCTGAACTTGCCAATTTTTATCTGATTGTTGCAGATACTCTCGCTGTTTCTGCCAATCATAGGCAGATAGTGTAATGGTTGACGTTTATATAGATTTAAACTGTGCTGACAACACGGGAACAACTGAAAGCCCTTATTTTACGGCTTTACTGGGTGTTTCTACTAATGGCTATCAAACTGTGTCAGGCGGAAGCGGGGCGGGAACATTAGCCAGTGGGGATACTTTGCATATTGCGCCCGGCACTTACTCGGCTTCAGGTCAGTTAGGTGGCGTAAATTATAGACGGTATATTAAAGTTTATGGCGTTGTTAAGTATGATGGAACTAGCGCGGGTGACGTTCACGGTATTGCTGCGCAGTTTGCAGGCTGGGTGATATTTCAAAAAGGTACAACTGATGCGATGTTTTATATTCAAAACTTTACATCAAACAATAAGCAAATGATGTGGGGTACACCTGGAAGATTTCAAGCAAAAGAATTGCCTATAGTTGTAACTGATTGTCCGCTTGCTGATGCTATTCGAGTTTTTGATTCTGGAATATATGACGACCCAGAGCATGAATTCAATGTTTTAATTCTAAATAATATTAGACACGGCGTTTATGCTGACGGTAGCGCGTTATGTACATTAACAATTAATAATCTTTTCACAAATAAAGTAAATAGAGATTTATATCTTGTTGCGGGCCCTCATATTATAAATGTAAATCATTCTTTGCAGGGCAGATCATACGGTTATCATGCTTATGGTGAAGCGGCATGGGCTGGTACTGCGACATTCAATAATTGTTTATCTATTGGCGGTGCTGCACCTCAGCATAATATTAACCCATTTAATAAGCTAACAGGTACAGGGACAGTAAATCTAAATAATTGTTTTGTTGCTCCTTCTCCTAGATTTGCTAATACTACTTTTCAAACAGTTAATTCAAATGTAACTCTCGATCAGCCTATTTTAAGAAATGCGTTTATGGAAGGCTCTGTAAGTTTCAATATCGATGATTCAAAAAATGAAACGGCTTTTTATGCGTTAACAAGTGAATGTAATGCAAGAGGCTTAAAGTGTGGATGGGCTATTGACTGGCATAATAGAGATATGGATGCGGCTAAGTGGGTAGCCGCAAAAGCAGCAAAAGAACAGGGGCATGACTTATACATACATACCACGCACTCAGCCAATATGGGTAATCAGTTTGCTTTTCGTGTTATATACACAGGTCTAGGATTAGCAGCAAGCCTTGATATAGATGGTGACTCATTAACAACAACGGTTGATGCAGCTCAAGACTTGAATGTGACTCTATCAGACTATGACAGTGTTATTGATTTGGTTGCTTTTTTTAATACACAAGCCGATTATAGTGCAGAAACGTTCGATCAAGACACAGTTCGTTCTGGTGTCAATTTGGGCGCTACTGCGGTTAAATATGCGGGCGAGCCAAGTACAGACATGTTTGGTACTCAAAATAAACCAGATATTAAGACCTCAGCAGTAGATATTGCTTATAACTCTAATTTATTCTTTACTAAACAAATTACTGAAAATAAGAATACTATATTCGCAAATACAGGGTATATGCCAACTAGCATGGTTTACCCGGGTGGAGAACAGACTAATGCACTTCAAGAAACAATTGAGGGTTATGGTGTTGCTATAGCAAGGGCTACATTGCCAGTATCGGGGCAGGAAAAATATTACCCAGATGATATTGACCCGCTTAATATGAGTTCATGGCCTATAGGGTATATCGCGCCTGGAACAGACAGCGAAGCGGTGCGTAGGCAAAAGCTAATTGGTTTCTTTGAATGGGTGAAAGTCTCAGGTGCTAAGGTAAATTTGTGGGAGCATGGTTTAGTTGCTTACTCGCAGGCTGAATGGGCCGTGGTGTTAGATGCAGCGGTTGAATGCGGTATACCTGTTAAAACTCTCACAGAGCAAGCTGTCGATATGCGTAAAGGCACTCGAACAGTATCAAGCGGACGAATCACTTATTCACAAGAAATGATTGAGCCGTGGATAGCTTATTGTTATGCGTTTGAGTTTATAAATGGCTTTAAAGGCGAATTTTCAGGATTGAATTTGCCAGGACCAAATAAGCGCGGTATAGACGGTGAGTTGTTTTCAAATATTGATGTAACAATAGGACCTAAGCAATCTAAGAATGGCGCATTTTTCCCCACTAATGTCTAACTTATAAATATATTACCGATATAATAAGAGTAGTTAAATTGTTAATTATTTTACAAATTATGGGTGTTTATTATAAAGACAACAAAGCCACTTAAGTTGTCTCAATTTTTTTTATAAATTATAACCTACCAAAAAGGTAAATGGTTTTAAGCCAAAAAGCCGGGTAAGACGAAAGTCTGCCCGGCTTTTTTTATTGCTTATTAAGAGTAATTTTTTATGCGTAAAGCACAAATTTACAAACTTGAGTCAGCAGCCCCGGATGGGGTGCGTCGGTTTTGTGGTGATGTTGTTTCCCTTGCTGAGGGTAAAAAGGTTGTCACGGTAACGGTTACCCGGACGGGTAAGTTTTACGACCCACGTTATGGCGAGTTTGAAATTACACCCACCATGTTAGATAGCATGGTTAGTAACTTTAAGAATGATGCTTATGGGCAAAAAATTGTTTTAGATGTTTCACACAATGCAAGTAATGGTGCTGCTGGATTTTTCCAAAAGTTATTTGTCGATAGGGGCAGGCTTCGTGGGCAGGTTGAACTCACTAAATATGGTATTGAAGCAATAAAAGAAAAAGGTTTTATCTATGTGTCTGCTGAGTTTCATGACAATTTTGTTGATAACGAAGCCAGAAAAGAGCATGGGCCAACTTTATTAGGCGCAGGCTTAACGCCTCGCCCCGTTATAAAGCATTTAGACCCTATTCAATTATCTGAAGAGACTTTAGGCACCGTGCCTACCTATTTATCGAACCGTATTGAAAAAATTATTAACGAGGACATGAACATGAATTTAAAAGAATTAATGGCAATGCTGCGCAAAAAACTAGGCGCATTCAACCTTGCAGAACATATTATGACGCAGTTAATCAACACGTTTGAAGGTGTTGCAAAAAATGCTGCGAATGAAGATATTCAAATGACGTTAATGGAAGCGTTTGTAGACCAGGGAAAAATTCTGGCTGAAGAGCTAGAGAAAGGCAATAAAGACATTAAACTTGATTTTTCTGGCCTGGACATGGGCACAAGCTTAAGTGCTGATGATGTGGCTAAAATGTTAGCTGAACATGATGAAAACCGCACAAAAGCACTGGCTAAAACTCAGGAAAGTTTAAACGCTAATGTTGAAGCATTCACCACACAGCTTAGCGAAGCCAAAGAACTTGAAGGCGCACCAGAAGATTTACTTAAAACACTGGGTGAAGCGGCTAATTTAATTACTGCAACAATGACACATGACCAGGTTAAATCACTGGCAATGCAGCAGATTGCATTAGGTCAACAATTTGTCGTGCAGTCAAAGCTACAAGGCATGGGTTACAACAACGCACCTGCAGGCAGTGTGCATTTAAGCGTTGATGATTCAAACAACATTAACAAATTACAGCAAGGCATTATTGATGGCTTAAAAGGCACATCAAATCATGCAAATGGTTTAATTCACCTTTCTGAAAAACTACACCCATTCTGTGAAAAAGTGCTGGGTGAGTTTGACCGCATGCATGCGCCACAACTTCATCACGAAGCCAAGTTACTGGCAGGTGGTGAGAGCTCAACCAGTGATACAAGCTTACCTGTAGGTTTTCAACGCACGGTAATTCGTGAAGCACTATCAGACACCAATGTTTTACAGTTAGTGCAAACGCTTACTGATTTTGGTGCAACAGGCACAACCAATATACCTTATGAAACACGTGATACCAGCAACGTAACAAATGATGGTGTGGTTTATGAGGGCAACGCCATTCACCGTGCCAGCGTTTCACAAGAAATGGATCTGGCCTACATCTTGCCAATGAAAATTGCATTCTTAATTTCAAATGAAGTAATGCATTTTACACGAGCAAGCGCCATTAACTGGGATGCCTACGCCCGAAACGTAGAGAGCAACGCCCGCGTTATGCGCGAGTTAGTAGCCCGCCGCATTTGTAACGAGTTGCAACGTGCAGCCGACGCTTACAATGCAGTTGATATTTTAAATGAAGATTTAGATGCTCAGCTCACAGGCTCTGTTAGCACAGTTAAAACAGCGCAATTTCCCATTGTTCGCCAACATCAACAACGCGATTTAAAAGGCAACGCGGTGGGCGCGGCTGAAAATGCAATCACTATTCAATTAAATGGTGTTGCCATTAATGAATATAACGGCACTAACACACAAAGTGCCGGCACATATTACCGGGTAACTAATTACAACCTGGGCTATGTTCAGTTTGTTTCAGAATTGGGTGCGGCGGTAACGCCTGCAGCCACGGCCGGTGCTGACGATATCAGTTACAGCTATGCAACCAATGTCGAAAAGTTTGACCTTGATAATGGTTCAACTGAAATTGGCAAACACTTAAACGGTTTGCTTCGTGCAGTGGGTAACCGTAAAGCGTTAATGTCATCAGACCGTTTTGTGCTGCCTAACTTTGGCTTAATGAGCCCAACACTTAATAACACCATTACCAATGCTGATAACTTTGAGGCTCAATCTAAGCGTGATGGCTCAAACACCAATAATGATGGTGACCTTGAAATGGTTAAGGGCGTTTCTTCATTCGGCACCAATGCTCCTGGCATTGATATGGGTGATGAACGAATGATTCTAGGCCAACGTGGTGTGTTGACTTACACCATTGCAAAACCATTTGTAACCAAGCAACCATTTGAAGCGGTTGACTCAAACGGCAATGCAATTGGCAAGATGCAGGCTTACGGTGAAGAGTACAGTGCAATTAAAGTGCCCACACCTATTCGTAACCGCCTAACGTCTGTGCTTGCTTACAGTGTAACTGGCCGTTAATCACACCCATCACAAATAAACCGAATTACCCGCTTGTTTAAGCGGGTAATTTAGAGGTAAAAACCGTGAAAAAAATCCCTTACACAAATAACAGCAAAAGCATTCAACATATTGGTAATAAAACAATATGGCCCGGTCAAACACGTGAAGTTGATAAATCATTACTTGATTTACCAGGTAAAGATAAAGCCAAAAACACTGACTTAAAACCCGTAAGCAATAGTATTAAAGACATATTAAAGCTTTCAGTTTCTGATTTTTCTGCAGCCCTGCCCAGTTTAAGCACTGAAGATTTAGATGCAGTTGAGGCAGGCGAAAAAGCAAAATCTACACCACGTGTAGGCGCGGTTAATGCCGTTGCTGCAGAAAAACTCACACGTGCAAGCCAGTCAGTTGAAGGTGATAAATCAGCTGATGAGTTTTCTGACCTGGTTAAGCTTATGGATGATGCAGAGCTTGCAGAACAAGACTACCCAGCTGAAAGCGTTTATTCAGCCATTGTTGATGAAGAAAGACAGTCACGTGAAATTATAGTATTTAAAGAAGAATATGCAGCGTTTGACGCTGAAGAACTTGAATCTTTAAAGGCTGATTTTTCAACACTGCCAAATTATCTAACAGCAATTGATGAATTAATTGCAGCTAAGGCAGAAGCGTAATGAATGAAATACTCATAACTTCATCATCGTTAACCATGGCGTTTGCCGTGTTAGCGATTGTACTGGTGCTAATGGTGCTGCGTATATTTGACGTAGTAACAGGCACCCCGTTTAGTTCAACTAAAAAGGTAATTCAAGATGATGCTAAAGCAGCTGCTGTTTACTATGGTTTGCGTTTTCTGGGTGTCTGTTTGCTGGTCGGGCAACTCTTTTCCTGACCACTACGATACGCAAATAAAAAAAGCCACTGAGCAATATTTACCAGGCGTTGATTGGCGTTTGTTAAAAGCCCAGTATTTTCAGGAAAGCCGCTTAAAAACAGATGCGGTTTCACCTGTAGGGGCTACAGGTATAGCGCAATTTATGCCAGGCACCTGGGCTGACGTTTCAAAACATCTGGGTTATGAAAAGTTAAACCCTCGAATGGCCCAGCCCGCTATTCTGGCCGGTGCTTACTACATGTCAAAAATGCGGCAAACATGGCGAGCACCAAGGGCAGAAGCAGACAAACATAGCTTAGCTCTGGCCAGTTATAACGCTGGAGCGGGCCATTTAATTAAGGCCCAAAAACTATGTGGTGGTGCCAATGCATATGCAGACATTGCCCGTTGTCTGCCTCGGGTTACTGGCAGGCATAGCCGAGAAACTATTACCTATGTGAAGCGTATATGGACGTATTGGACACAAATGGTAGTAGCAGGCTAATGCCTAAAGCCGGTATATGGATTGCCGCATTAATTGCGCTGATAGGCTCAGCGTATTATATCGGCCGCACGGATTGCACTAATTCTTTTAATAAAAAAGCACTCGATGGTATGAGTGGAATATTTGAACAGCAGGCGCAAATTGAACAAGAAAATTTAATAATTCTTGATGAATTAATAACTAAAGATGCACATCAAACAATGGTGCATGAGGCAATAAAAAGTGAGCGCGAAAAAACTAAAAATAATCCTGCTATTCATATTACCCGTGGTGATGTGCGCTTGCTCAACGCCAGCCGTAGTAACAAGAGGCCTGACACTATCAGTCCCGCCCTCACTGTTAGTGAAAGGGGAGCCGCTTCCACTGTTACCGAACAAACCCTTATCACAGCAGACATTGAGTGTGCAGAAAAATACAACACCTGTAACAAAAACAGAAACGCATTAATTGACATTGTTAACAATTATAAGAAGAAAACAAATGACATTATCTGCAAGTGATGAAAACTTTATAAAACTAAACCGGCCAACCATAGCCAGGCATAGTTTTAATGCAGGCACTATTTACATATTAGTTGCAGAAACCGCACGTTTAATTTCAGCAGCTGGCGGCATTGAATTAGTGGGGGCCTCAGTTGCAATAGCTTCTGTTTTATACGGGCCCTCAGTTTGGTATATGGGCATGCGTACAGTTGATGGATTTAGTGAGAAAGGTAAGTAATGAGCGCTGAAATTGCATTAATTGACCAGAAAGTGGATCTATTAACCGAAAACGTAACGGGTATTAATGCCGAACTTAAAAAGGTTAATGAATCACTAACTCATTTAATAAGAATAGATGGTGATATTCGCAGGATAGAAGAAAAAACAGACAGAATAGGGCTTGAAAATGACGATCATGAGAATCGTATTAGAGCAATGGAGACAAAGAGCGGGAAACTTTTTGAGCGCATTGTTGGCCATGTTATATCTGTCTCTGCTGGTGCTGTTGTGGTTTATGTCATCATGAATGGAGCTCATTAAAATGGGCTTAATGGATCAAACATCATTAGTTGCAGACCTTAAAAAAATGCTCAAATCATCTGCTGAAAAATTTGAATTAGATGATTCAGAATTTATAAGGCATTTAGATTTTGCGTTAGGTGATGTTTCACGTGTGCGCCCATATCGATTAATTGGGGCCATAACACTCATACCTGAGCAAGGTGAATACCCTGCCCCTGTAGATTTAATTAAATTAGATTTTCCATTATGGGGCAATGCAGAGCGGCGCATTCGCAAACCCTGGAATACCAATTACCCAGGGCTGGCACCCACAGTAACAGTGTTTGGCTCAGGCGCTACAAAAATGATTTCTATATCACCGCCACCCACGGCCGCACAAATTATCAGTTTAGGTGATCAATATAAATTTTATTACAGTGCATTACACACTATTGGTGCAACGGCTGAAGAAACTACGGTTGATGCAGCAGATAGAGATTTATTATTAATTAGAGCTCTGGCCCAGGCTATGAATGAGCTTGCCGCACGTGGCGTTACTCAACCCATAAAGTTAGGTGGCTCGGGTGTTGGTGCCATGCCAAAAAATGGCACACCTGCAGCCCTTGCTGAAGGCTTAATTAAACTGTTTGAGGGCATGGCGTCATGAGTAGCATGGAGCTCACTATTGATGCTAATAAATTGCAAAAAGCAATATTAAAAGCACCAGATAAACTAGAGGCCAATTTAAGTAAAGCTATTGAACGTGTTACTCAGGAAATGGCACGTAGTGCAAAACGTCATGCACCTAAAGCGTTTAGCATTTTGGTTAATTCTATACGAGCAAAAAAAGTTGCTGTATTAGAAGGGCAAGTTGCACCCGGTGTTAATTATGCTGAAGCGGTAGAACGTGGCACAGGTATTTATGGCCCTGCCGGTACACCTTCAGGAAAAATGCCACCCTTAAGCAGCATTGAAGACTGGGTAAAAGTAACGGGTATAAGGCCCCGTGAAACCGGGCAAACACAACGTGATGTCGCCTGGTTAATAGCCAGAAAAATTGCATTAACCGGCACCAAACCACAGCCCTATATGCAGCCGGCATTTGATGAAAATAGAAAACGAGCTGAACAGCGCATTAACGACGCCATTGATAAAGCAATTAATGAGGCAGGTGGTTAAATGGGCCCAACCGCATTAGACAGACTTGATGACAGACTTGATGCCATAGAGGCGGCATTAGTTGTTGCCATGCCTGCACGCATTATAAAACGTGAAATGCTGCATTATGACGCGCACACAGTGGCCGAACTTACAGCCGGCGTATTAATGCTTACTTCACAAGGTGAGGGCAGCTATAGCGAAAGCCTGGGCATGGTGGCAAAAGAAGGCACACAAAAATTATTAGTTATTGGGCATATTAAATTGCCTGAATCGGCAACGGGTAGAGATGTAGAAACCGCTGAAATAAATTTTATAGAAGAGCTTAAATCAATGCTTCGTACAGGCGTGCCGGGTTTGAGTTTTAAATTAGTAAATGTTGAACAATCGGCACAGTTAGAAAAACCTTACGGCTGGTTTGTTGCCTCAGTTAACGCAGGGCCACCACAAGAAAACACGTATTAATTAAGAGGAAAATACAATGGAACAATTTGAGAGCAAATATTTTCGAGGCCAGGGCAAAGTGTTTCTGGCAGACCGTGACGCTGCAGGCCAACCAATGGGTTTAACCTTTATTGGTGATTTAACTTCTGCTGATATGACACCGCAAATAGATAAAGAAGAGGTTATTGAAAACGTAACCGGCACTAATGCAGTGGCAGCAAGCTGGCCTACAGGCACTAAATATAATTTAAGCATAGCCATGCGATCTGTTAAGAAAGAGCACTTAGCCATTGCATTACAAGCAGACCTGGCAACCAAAATTGCAGGTACTGTGACTGATGAATCACATATTGCCTATGACGATAAATTAGTTGCACTTGCACACAACAAAATAAGCGCTGTTGTTGTAACTGATGCAGCCGGCACGACT